GACATCGGCTACTGTTAACGCAGCCACCACAGCGTATTCTTCTACTGGTGAAGTGACCGGTACGGGCTACACCGCTGGCGGCGTGACTGTGACCAACGCTACGGCTCCTATTGCGACCAACAGCTCAGCAACTGCTGGCGTGGCGTACTGGACACCTTCAGCGTCTATCACTTACACAACTGTGACTTTGAGCACAGCGTTTGATTGCGTGTTGATCTATAACAGCAGCCAGTCTAACAAGGCAGTGTCTGTTCATACATTCGGCTCGCAGACCATCACGGCTGGCACGTTCACTCTGACCATGCCTTCCAACACCACATCAACCGCATTGCTGCGCTTGTCAACAACCTAAAAGGTAAGCCATGTCTCTCGGCTGGGGCGACGGCGCGTGGGGGAGTAATGGCTGGGGCGGTACTCTCGACGCAACAGGTGTCGCCGCCTCTGGTGCGGTGGGCACACCCACGCCGGTTATCTCAGTCGCGCTTACTGGTGTTGCCGCATCGGGAGCAGTTGGGGATGTAACTGAAACCAACAGCCCGACGGAAGACGGTACTTTAGCAACAGGCAGTGTTGGTACTGTTGTAGCGGATAGAACCGTAGCCCTCACAGGCGTAGCCGCATCGGGCGCAGTTGGTACGGTTGACCACGCCAAGACAGTTGATCTCTCAGGCGTAGCGGCCACAGGCGCAGTTGGCACAGTTGTCAATTCATCGACAGTTGCCTTGTCAGGCGTGTCGGGTTCTGGTGCGGTTGGTTCGGTCGAGCACGTTAAGACAGTTGCCCTGTCAGGCGTTGCAGCCGAAGGCGCAGTTGGCACAGTTGTTCAGTCGGCATCGGTTGCGCTGAGTGGTGTTGAGGCCACAGGTATTGCAGGGCAAGTGATTGTTCCGCTGTTGCCAAACACGGCAACGGGTGCAGTGGGTTCTGTATCGGCTGATCGCTCGGTTGCACTGACTGGTGTTGGTGCTCTGGGCGCAGTTGGTACGATGACGGTGGCAGAGCGGATTAAAGCTTTGACTGGCGTGGCGGCAAGCGGCGCAGTTGGTGATGTAATTGCGGTTTATTGGAAACCAATAGATGACAGCCAGAACGCAAACTGGCAAAATATCACCAACCCGCAAACACCCGGATGGAGTACAGTATCGACTGTGCAAACCCCGGATTGGGAAGAAATTGTAACTTGAGGAAAAGATGCTGGTTTACAAGATCACGAACAACGTAAATGGACACGGCTACATTGGTATCACCCAGTGCGCTTTGGCTAAGCGTTGGCGTGAGCATCTGTGCGCAGCACGAACAGGCAGCGATAAGCGTTTATACAGAGCCATGCGTAAGTACGGCACAGACAACTTCAGTATTGCTGTTTTGTACGAGGCGGATTCTTTTCAAGAACTACAAGCAGTTGAGCGCGGGTTGATTGCTTCACATGGCACATACGCTTCGGGTGGTAAGGGCTACAACTTAACATCCGGTGGAGAAGGCCGCGATCGGGTTGACCAACTGTTTGGCGAAGGCATTACTCAATCTGTACTGACAGAAGAAATCGTGGCATTTGCCCGAGACCCACAGCACTGGAACATTTCTAACGCAGATGTGTTGGCATTGATCGCAAATAAGTTTGAGCTGGACTGCTCAATTGATACAGTCAAGGACGCACGGAACGGCAGTTCTTGGACGCATTTAAACGCCAAGTATCCGCCAGTTAAGCGTGGTCGCGGAGTGCGGCACGATGTAGCTTCAGACGAAACCCAAGCCGCAAGAAAAGAAACGCTTGCAAAATACCATGCAGAAGCTATCGTAAAGGCTGCTGATTTGCGTAGAGGTAAACGCGGCCCAAATGCAAAGTTGTCAGAGCAGACGGTACGCGATATATTCTTTCACAATGAATCGTTAGCTAAAACGGCTGCTAAATTTGATATCAGCAGAAAAATGGTTTTGTTGATTAAACAGCGCAGAGCGCACACATATTTGACTCAAGGACTCTGAAATGACCACAGCATATACATCTCTACTTGGTTTGGCGCTGCCTGTTACGGGGGAACTGAGTGGCACGTGGGGCCAAACTGTAAACGATAGTATTACATCCCTGTTGGATTCTGCTGTTGCAGGCACAACCAACGTCAGCACTGATACAGATGTCACACTGACCACCACAACTGGCGCTGCAAATACTGCGCGTGAAGCGATTCTGCTCTTCTCGGGTGCGCGTACAGCCTTGCGTACCGTGACAGCCCCAGCGCAGTCAAAGATTTACACAGTCATCAACGCCACCACAGGTGGCTTCTCTGTCAAGTTGGTAGGTGCTGGCCCAACTACTGGCGTGACGATTGTTGCTGGTGAGTCCGCTGTTTGTGCATGGAATGGTTCTGACTTTATCAAGATCAGCAACACTGCGGGTGCTGGCGTATTTTCATCCATTACCAATACGGGGTTGACATCAGGACGTTTGGTGTTCTCTTCTACGGGCGGTCTTGAGGCCGACTCAGCTAACCTGACATGGGACGGCACAACACTTAGCTCTACGCAAGTCAACATCACCGGCCAAGGCACTCTGCGCCTGCAAGACACAACCGGTGGTGAGTATGTTGGCCTTCGTTCGCCTTCAGCATTGGGCGCAAGCTACACACTGACATTCCCCGCAGATGACGGCACGAATGGTCAGGCTTTGGTGACGGACGGCTCTGGTGTTTTGTCATGGTCTACAGCCGCTTCTGGTGATGTGTACGGCCCCGCCTCCGCTACTGCAAACGGTATTGCCCTTTTTGATGGCACGACAGGTAAGCTCCTGAAGGACTCTGCCGCATCTGATGGTTTGATCTATGGTCTGACTGTTGGTCGTGGTGCTGGTGGTATTGCTACCAATACTGTGTTTGGTTCTAGTGCTTTGGCGGCTAATACAACAGGTCTTGCTAACGTAGGCTTGGGTTATTTAGCTTTAAATGCAAACACTACTGGCGCATTAAACGTAGCAGTTGGTCGCAACTCACTTATTGCTAACACAACGGCAGACGGAAATACTGCGCTTGGCGATTTAACGCTGACATCAAACACTACTGGCGCATCCAATGTAGCTGTAGGAAGACAAGCCCTTCAAGCAAACACCACAGCATCTAACAACACTGCTGTAGGTTATCAGTCGGGCTATAGCAACACGACTGGTCAATATAATGTAGCCATTGGATATGGGTCTCTGTATAGCAATACAACCGCTGACCAAAACACGGCAATTGGTTACGAGGCGCTTAGAGCCAACACGACTGGTGCATACAACTTGGCATCGAGTTTCCGCGCCCTCTACTCTAATACCACGGGCATTTCAAACGTAGCGTTAGGCTTTGAGGCTCTTCGCGCAAACACCACAGCATCCAACAACACTGCTGTAGGTTATCAGGCGGCTTACGCCGTTAATGGTGCTGGGGGGATAACGGCTGTAGGCACTTCTGCAATTGGTGCGGGGAATTCTGCTTACAACACAACCGCTATTGGTTATACGGCGCTGAATAACAACGGCTCTACAGGTTATTCCAACACTGCTGTTGGCGCGTACGCTATGTCCCAAAATACAAGCGGTCGTGACAACGTGGCTATGGGGTCTGACATTGCGGGTGTTGTAGCAGAAGCCGCGCTTTCTACCAACACATCAGGTTCAAAGAACGTAGCAATTGGTAATGCCTCGTTGGGATTAAACACCACTGGCAGTAACAACGTAGCCCTTGGCTACATGGCTTCGTACTCCAACACCACAGCAAATGCCAGCACTGCTGTAGGTTATCAAGCGGGGTACAGCAACACTACTGGTGCTGGTCATGTCTACATAGGTTATCGAGCTGGCTACTCTGGAACAACTGCTGGAAATCCTAACGTGGCTATTGGTTACACGGCTTTGTATTCCAACACCACTGGTGGATTGAATGTGGCGGTTGGTCGTGATGCCCTTTACTCCAACACCACAGCAAATAACAACACTGCTGTTGGTTATCAGGCAATGTACTACAACCAAACAGGCACATCAAATGTGGCGGTTGGACACACTGCGCTGTACTCAAATACTGGAAGTAGCAACACTGCTGTTGGTATTGAGGCGATGGTTGACAACACATCGGGTGGCGATAACGCAGCATTTGGTCAAGTTGCTTTGGGCGACAACACTACTGGCTCATACAATGTAGCGATTGGAAAACAGGCGCTTCGTGGCAACACCACAGCATCTTATAACACTGCCGTTGGTTATCAGGCTTCTTACACAAATCAAACCGGTACAGAAACAACTGCTTTTGGTTGGAGGGCGCTGTACCTCAACACTGGCAACCACAACACTGGAATTGGTTCTGGGTCGTTCTACAACAATTCAACTGGTACAGAAAACACGGGCGTTGGTAAGTACAGCGGATTCTCCAACACAACTGGGGCGTATAACACTGCGCTTGGTCGTGACGCACTGTTCAGCAACACCACAGCATCTAACAATACTGCTGTAGGTTATAGCGCAGGCTACTCAAACACCACTGGTATTGGTCTTACCGCAGTTGGCGCATCCACGCTTTACAGCAACACAACAGGTGTAGGAAACACCGCAGTTGGTGGTGTTCACGCTGGTAGTGTCAACCCTGCTTTGTATGCAAATACAACGGGCGGTTACAACTCTGCCGTTGGCGCAGGAGCATTGACTACCAATACTACTGGCAGTTTTAACACTGCACTGGGTCATGCCGCACTTACCTCCAGCACCACAGCCTCAAACAATACAGCCTTAGGTTATCAAGCCGCCTACTTGAACACAACCGGTGCAAACAATACTGCCGTTGGTTATCAATCATTGGACGCTAACACCACTGCATCTAACAGCACTGCGATTGGTCATCAAGCCCTTCAGAGCAACACCACAGCAAGCAACAACACCGCTGTTGGTTATCAGGCCGCATATACCAATTCTGTTGGCACAGGCATTACTGCTATTGGTGGTAATGTTTTATACAGCAACACGACTGGTAGTTCAAACGTAGCTGTTGGTGGCTATGATACAAGCTCTGGTATTCTTCCAGCTCTGTACGGCAACACCACAGGTTCAAACAACACCGCAATGGGCGTTGGCGCACTTAGAGCAAACACCACAGCAAACTACAACACTGCTGTAGGTTTTCAGGCGGCTTACTCAAATACCACGGGAACAGCAATAAATGCTTTTGGTGCAGAGGCTTTGTATGCAAATACAACTGGTGTAGCTAATAGCGCATTTGGTGGCGTTCAAAGTGGCGTGATTGATGCGGCACTTAGAGTTAACACAACTGGAAGTTACAACGCGGCATTTGCTACTGGCGCTTTAAGTAGCAACTCAACTGGTTCAAATAATACTGCACTTGGTTATAGAGCGCTTCAATCCAACACCACGGGCGGTACAAACACAGCTGTTGGCTATCAAGCTCTCTACGCAAAAACCACTGGTGATAGCAATACCGCAATAGGTTCACAAGCACTGTACAGCCAAACATCAGGTAATGAGAATACCGCTGTTGGACAAGTTGCTTTGTATTTCAACACCACTGGCGGCACAAATGCGGCTTTTGGTAGAGCGGCTTTGTATCTAAACACCACTGGTTCAGGCAATACTGCATCTGGTTCTGGAGCACTTCAGAACAACACCACAGCCTCATTCAATACTGCTGTTGGTACGCAATCCGCTTTGAATGTCACTGGGGCAAACAACACATACCTTGGCTACCAAGCTGGTTCAATATTTACCGCCGCCGCAACAGGTACAGACAACGTTGGTGTTGGTATCTACACGATGTACAAAAATACGACTGGTACTTACAACGTAGCAGTTGGCGCTAATTCGCTGTTTGGTAATTCAACTGGTAGCAATAACGTAGCTCTCGGTCGTGATGCGCTAAACAACAATTCCACAGCATCTAACAACACTGCTGTTGGTTATCAGGCGGGGTATTCAAATACTACGGGGGCATCCAATACGGCAATTGGTTTATTTGCTTTAGGAAGCAATGTCTCTGGAAATTACAATGTTTCCATTGGACAAAATTCTGGTCAGTTAGCTACTGGAACAGGAAATGTGTTTTGTGGTTATGCTTCAGGCGCAAATACTACAAGTACATACAACACATTTGCTGGATATGCCGCAGGTAACGCCATCACTACGGGCGGTAAGAACACCATCCTCGGTGGCTACACAGGCAACCAAGGTGGCTTAGACATCCGCACATCAAACAACTTCATCGTGCTGTCTGATGGGGATGGGAATCCACGGGGTATTTTTGATGGTTCTGGTCGCTTGCTAGTGGGTAAGACATCGTCTGCGGCAACTTCTGTTGGATTTGAAACACATCCAAATGGAACTGTTTATTCAACAATGTCATCTTCTGCAAACACAGAAAGCACATTAAACATATATTCAACTGGAGCATCGGCTTATCGTTTTTATGTTGGCATGGGTGGTACTGTTTATGCAACAAATACAACCATTACCGCTATTTCAGACCAACGCCTAAAAGAAAACATCCGTGACTTGGATGATGGTCTTTCAAAAGTAATGGCTCTTAAGCCTCGCAAGTTTGATTGGAAAGAAGGTAAAGGCGCAGACATCAAAAATGCCCGTGGATTTATTGCTCAAGAATTTGAGACTGTATTCCCTGACATGATTGAAGAATGGCGTGACCCTGCACCAGAAGGTGAAGAAGCGTACAAAGCAATCAACGCAAACTTGATTCCTACACTTGTGAAGGCTTTGCAAGAACAACAAGCAATCATTGAATCCCTCAAGGCACGTTTGGATGCCGCTAATCTTTAAACTGAAAGGTAAATCATGACCACTTTTACAACTCGCATCACGGCTATGTACACAGTGCAACAGCCAGACCCCAACTACGTAGTGAACGCTATTTGGGAAGTCACTGGCGTGGACGGCGCTAACACCGCATCCATCGGTGGCAACACCCAGTTCAACTCTGCTGACCAAGAGGGCGCATTTATTCCCTACGCAAGCCTGACAGAAGCCACCGTCATTGGTTGGATTCCTGCTGAAGCTATTGCAAGCGCACAAGCTTGTGTGCAGGGTCAAATCGACAGCATGATTACACCGCCTGTCAGCCCTGAAGCACAACCCCTGCCTTGGGCGGCCTAAGTTAACGGGAAGCCACCACCCGATCTTGGTGGCGCATTTTAAGGAAATACGAAATGGCAAACCAACAATCCCAAATCGTAACTATTGACGGCGTTGAGTTCAAAGTTGAAGACATGACAGAGCAGCAGCAGATGCTGTTAAATCACGTTGCAGACCTTGAGCGCAAGATTGGTTCAACTAAATTTCAGCTGGATCAGTTGTCTGTGGGCAGAGATGCCTTCTTCACAATCTTGAAAACAGCGTTAGAAGCCAAGCCTGAAGAGGCTGTGTCTGACGTAGAACCTAAGTAACCTTGTCTGGGGGCTTCGGCCCCCGCTGTTTGGTTACTGGAATTTGTTTTGAGTTGTACCTATGATTCCAATAGATCCAATAACAGCGTTAGAAGGACTACAGACTGCAATCAGCGTAGTCAAAAAAGCCAGCAAGGTTGCTAGTGATCTGGCGGGCTTGGCCCCGTCCATTTCACGGATGTTTGATGCTCAAAGCACTGCTACTAAGGCAATGCTTCAGGCAAAGCGTACTGGGGGTAAATCCAACCTTGGTGCGGCGCTACAGATTGAGATGGCTTTGGATGAAGCCAAGCGGTTTGAAGAACAGTTAAAGATGCTGTTCATGCAGACTGGCCGTATTGACGTATGGAATGCGGCTAAAGCTCGTCAAGCCGAGATGGACAGGGACGATGCCAAAGAGATGGCAGAGTTAAAAGCAGCGGATAAAAAACGCAAAGAAGATGAAGCCGAGCAGCTTGCGTGGGCGTTTGGCATTGTAATTATCGTGATGTTCTTAGGGGCTATTGGTTGGGGTATTGCTGAGATTCAAGAGGTCTGCGCCAGAGGAAGGTGTGGTCGGTGAATGAATATCAGAAACAATTTGACCAATTCCTCAAAATCTTTGTACGGCTGTGCATTGTTTGGTGGGTGCTTGGTCTGCTTCAATACCTACCGGACGAATTAGCCGGAAAAATTGTAGATAAACTTCTTGGAATGATTGGACTGTAATGCTTTCACTATTCTCAACTCTTGGCGGCTTGTTGATCTCTGGCTTGCCCAAACTGCTAGAGTACTTCCAGAACAAAGCCGACCAGAAACATGAGCTGGCTCTGGCCCGCATCCAGACGGAAAAAGAACTTCAGATGCTGGCCCAAGGCTTTGCCGCCCAGCAGAAAATTGAAGAAATCCGCACCGATCAGATCGCTATGCAGACAGATGCAGAGATGACTGTGGCGGCTTACGACCACGACAAGGCTGTATTGGCAAAAGCCGCAGGCTGGGTTTCTAGTTATGTTGGCACTGTACGCCCAACAATTACCTACATCTTTGTGATTGAGCTGTGCTTGATTAACGCTTGGATTGCGTTCTATGTCTATCACAACCCACAGCTAGTGCTGAATATGGACGATTTAATTCGTCTGTCTGATGTAATCTTTAGCTCTGACGAAATGGCTATGCTGGGCGCTATCATTGGCTACTGGTTCGGCTCACGTGGTTGGAGCAAGAAATGAAACTGGGCGAAGCTGGCGCTAAACTGATGCACCAGTACGAGGGGTATAGGACTACGCCATACCTGTGCCCTGCCCACATTTGGACAATCGGCTACGGCCACGTACTGTATCAAGAGCAGATCAAGCTTCCCGTGGTGCGTGTAAACGGCTATACCGGGATGATCCGCAGTGAGTACCCATTAAAGCCGGAGGACAACCGTGTTTGGTCTAAAGAAGAAATCTATAAACTATTCGCAGATGACGTTGGGCCTACTGAACGTGGTGTTCTTAGACTTGCTCCCGCTTTATCTGGTCGTCAAGGGGCTTTTGATGCGTGTGTCAGCTTTGCCTTCAACGCCGGAGTGGGGGCTTTTCAGCGCTCGTCTATTCGGATGAAGATCAATCGTGGTGATTGGGAAGGCGCAGCCGATTCGCTCTTGCTGTATTGCATGGCTGGTGGCAAAATACTCGCAGGGCTAAAAAAGCGCAGGGACGCTGAAAAAGCACTGTTTCTATCCTAGGACTGCCGATGCCATTACAAAAAATACTGTTTAAGCCCGGCGTTAATCGGGAAAACACCCGCTATACCACCGAAGGAGGATGGTATGAGTGTGACAAGGTCCGGTTTCGTCAAGGCACACCCGAAGTAATTGGCGGATGGCAGCGCATTTCCACTTTCACCTATGACGGCGTGTGCCGTTCTTTGTGGAACTGGGTCACTTTAGGTGGCAACAATCTGATCGGCGTAGGCACAAACACCAAGTTTTACCTCTCCCAAGGCGGTCAGTACTACGACATCACGCCAATTCAAAGCACGGTAACGCTTACCAACCCGTTTAACACCACCATCAATTCCACCACGGTTTTGGTGACTGATTTGGCGCATGGTTTAACAACCGGCACATACGTCACCTTCTCCGGTGCAACTGCTGTGGGCGGTTTAACCCTTAATGGTGAATACCAAATCACGGTGGTAAGTGTAGATACATACAACATCACTTCCTTGGGGATATGGCTCTTGGGGCAATGGCCTGCCCGATGCTTCTGCTTTGCGTCTTTGGAGCCAGATTAACTTTGGTGAAGACTTGGTCTTCGGTCCTCGGGGCGGGGGCATTTATTACTGGGATCAGACAAATGGTGTGACGACTCGCGCTGTTAATTTAACGACACTTGGCGATGCGCAGACCCCTGTAGTACAGAACACTTTGACGGTGTCAGATGCTTCTCGTTTTGTGATTGTATTTGGCACGAACGATCCGACGGCAGTGACACCTAATGCGATTGATCCGATGTTGATTCGTTGGTCAGATCAGGAGGACCCTTTTACGTGGACCCCGGCGCCTACGAATCAGGCAGGCAGCCTTCGCTTGTCGCATGGCTCAGAGATTGTGACTTCCATCCAGACTCGTCAGGAGATTGTGGTTTTTACTGACTCTAGTCTGTATTCTCTGCAGTACTTAGGACCTCCATTTATTTGGGGTTCTCAACTGCTTGGCGACAGTATTTCCATCATGGGTCAAAACGCAGCCACTTCGGCTTCGGGCATTATTTATTGGATGGGAACAGATAAGTTTTATCTGTATGACGGCCGCGTTCAGACTTTGAATTGTGACTTGCGCAGGTTTGTGTTTCAGGACATCAACAAGAGCCAAGCAGAGCAGATTTTTGCCAGTACCAACGAAGGTTTTAACGAGATTTGGTGGTTCTATTGCTCTACCAACAGCGTGCAAATTGATCGTTATGTGGTCTACAACTATTTAGAAAATATTTGGTACTACGGCACGATGGGCCGCACGGCATGGCTTGATTCTGGGTTGCTGGATTATCCAATTGCTGCAACGTACTCAAACAATATCGTGAACCATGAGCAGGGGCTCAACAACAACGAAACTGCTACGGAGCAGTCGATTGAGGCGTACATTTCCTCGTCAGAATTTGATATTGGTGATGGTCACAACTTTGGTTTTGTGTGGCGTGTATTGCCGGACATTACGTTTGAAGATTCTACAAATACACCAACAGGGGATGTGCCTACTGTGACGATGTATCTGTACGGGCTGACCAACTCTGGCTCTGGCGTGACGAGCAGCGCAAATCAGGCGGTGCTTAAATCAGCGAGTTACACGATCACGGAGCAGTTCACCGGTCAGATCTATACGCGCATGCGTGGCCGCCAGATGATTTTTAAGATCAGTTCTAACCAACTCAATACCACATGGCAATTGGGTGCGCCTCGTATTGATATCAGACCGGATGGACGCCGATGACATTAATTGTTACGACTGACTATGAGATTGACAGGATTGCTGCGCCTAACTTGCCGTATGCCCCTGCGCAATGGGACAGGCAGTTTCAGGATCAGTACAGTAATGTTTTGCGTCTGTATTTCAATCGACTAGACAACTTTATAGCAAGACTTTCTGCGTCTGGCGCTATTGATCCCGGACTGATTAACAACCCTAATGGTCTATTCTTTAGCACTGTAGACCAAACTTTGGCGGCGGTAGATACAGGGTATCCCATTACATTTAACCAGACCTACCTAAACAATGAAGTAGCTTTGCAGTCGGGCAGTACATCTAAGATTGAAGTAAATGTTGACGGTGTATATAACTTTCAGTTGTCGGCCCAGTTAAAAAGCACCAATGCATCAGCCAAAGACGTGCAAATTTGGATTAAACGCGGCACAACAACAATTGGCTATTCGTCCCACAAATATACACTTGAGGGTTCGGATAACCATATGAATGTTACTTGGATCTTTGATATTGATTTGGCGGATGGTGAATACATTGAAATGTATTGGGGCGCAGACGATACAAGCGTGACCCTTGAAGCTATTGCTGCGTCTGCTCCATATCCTGCTGTTGCCTCGGCGGTCATGGCTGTAAACTATGTTGCGCGGCTACCAGATCCCCGCCCAACGCCTCCTTAATGTTGTGCCCACGCTTCCAACATAATACAATCTATCAACCAATTTTCCCCAAGGAATTGTCATGGCCCAAGCACCACAAGCCGCAATGGAAATGCCACAACAGGCCGCATCTCCTTTCTCTGACCCCAGTACGATGGCAATCTATGACCAGATGCGTCAGTCTGTGTCACCGAAGCAGTTTGGCGATGAAGTCTTGGCTGGTGCATCACAAGTGGACCCACAGGAAGTTGCTAAATTTAGGGACGAGCTAGACAAGTTGGATGTCCCCGCAGAAGTGTTGGACATGCTCAACAACATGGTTGATGAGATTTTGGCTACCCCTGAAAAATACGCTGAAATTAAGCAAAAATACGAGGCCATGGGCGTCACTGATGACCTGCTGCCTGAGCAATTTGACGCTCAATTCTTCACTGCGCTGAACATGGCTGTGGACCAGATGATTGGTGCACCCGCGGGCCCTGAAGCTTTTGCCAAGGGCGGTATTGCTGAACTCAAACCTGTCTCCAAAGCAATTGCAAGCTATGGCCGTAATGGCGACACCATGTTGGCACACATCACGCCTGCCGAAGCACGTATGCTTCGCCGCAAAGGCGGTGCGGGGACCACGAACCCTAAGACAGGATTAAAGGAGTTTTTCTCCCTTGGCAAGCTGTTTAAAGGCATCGGCAACGCCATTAAGGGCTTTGTCAACAGCACTGTGGGCAAGATTGTCACGACTGTTGCGCTTGGCTTCTTCTTAGGCCCTGCTGCAGCCAGTATGTTGGGTGTTTCCTCTGCTGCCGGCGTTGCAGCGGTAAGTGGTTTTGTGGGCAGCGCGGGCTCCACGCTCCTTGGTGGTGGCAACTTGAGCCAAGCATTGAAAGCGGGCGCCCTTGGCGGTTTAACCGCAGGTGCTGGCGCAGGAATCATGGGCGGCTCAGAAGCTTTTACGTCAGGTAGTTATTCTGGCGCAGGTTTGACCCCCTCCGAGGCGTTGAAGGGCCAAGTAGACAAGTTCACAAACTTTGTTTCGGGCGCACCTGCCGCTCCTGTTGCTCCCGCTGGTCCGGCTATCTCTCCAACAGGGGAAGTAGCGGGCATGGCGCCCAACCCTGCGGATGCTACTCAGTTTGAGGGCTCATTGGCAAAAGCGCCGGTGTCCACTGAGCCTAGTTACCTAGATAAGGCAAAGGACTTCTACGGCAAAAACATTTCCCCTGCGGGCATTCAAGAGCAGGGCGCCGCTAACGCTATTCAAACGGTCCAAAAGACCTTCCCTACTGCCTCTGCCGAGCAGATCATGAGCGCTCCTGCTGGGTCTGCTTTGGCAAAAGCATATTCAGCCGCATTACCCGGTACTTTGGCGACCTATGCACCGATTACCGCAGCAGGTATTGGCGCTCTTGGTTTGATGGGGGGATTTAAGCCTAGCGCTCCTGAAGCATCTAAACTCAAGCCTGAACTGTTCAAATCTGCGACACAGCGCATTGCAGAGCAGGGCAAGCAAAAAGAGTACTACATTCAGAACCTTCCCGGGGTGAAATACGACGAGTTTGGCGCGCCTATTTACGGCTCAACCAATCCGTTGCCCACGACTCCTGCATCAACTACACCAAAAAGTAATTTTGATCTGCCCAGCACAGTTGGCGGAATTGGCTCCTTGTACACACCGCCTCCCGGCGCAATCGGTTCGCAAAAACCTATTGCACAGCCCTATAACACAGCGTCTATGTACACCAACTTGATGCCCCCGCCACGGAGGTATGCGGAAGGTGGCATTATTGATGAGCGAGTAGCAGGAAACCCCGGCGACATGTTTGTAGACTATTTTGAGCGCGGCCCGAACGGCGATATAGTGCATAGAGGCGGAAAAGCGGCGGAAAATGCTCCTGCTCCTGCTCCTGCTCCTACGCCCGCACCTTCAGCAGGTCTGTTGGATGCACAGAGGGCAGCGTTGATTGCGCAAGCACAGGCCCTTGGCCAAACCGGGTATACGCCTTCAGACCCCGGAAGCTACGGTATGGAGCGTGCGAGATATACACCTTCTGCTGGATTTGCTGACTTTACGCGGCAATATATGCGGGACAACCCTGCGCCGGTAATCTCAAGAGCCCCTACCGGAAGGTCTGGAGGGATTGATTCGCCACCCACTACAGTAGCTCCTCCCATAGATCTTTCGCAACTGCCAACAGGTCCTACAGAGCCTCCTCCGGATGTCTACACCCCTCCCGTAGATACCTATGAGGACCCTTATCAGCCGCCAACTGATACATACGTTCCCCCAGTGGATACGTATGAGGACCCCTATCAGCCGCCAA